CTTGACAGATTGACCGAGCAGAAGTACAAAGTGCGCGGGGTCAACTTCGGCTGGAAAGCCAAGAACCCGACCATGTGGGGCAACAAGCGGGCTGAGATTTGGGGTGCGATGCGCGACTGGCTCAAGACCGCCAGCATCCCACAAGACAGGCTGCTCAAGTCCGACCTGATCGGCCCGATGAAGAAGCCCAACTCGGCTGGCACCATCTTTTTGGAAGGCAAGAAGGAAATGAAAGCCCGTGGACAAGCGTCCCCCGATGCGGCTGACGCCATCGCCGTGACCTTCGCGTACCCTGTGGCACATCGGGAGTACAATGACCGCACAATCACCCGGCGCAACGCTCAAAACGGCGCTGCCCTTACTTCTTGGATGGGGTCATGATGGCTACAAAACCCGGACTGTATGCGAACATCAATGCCAAACGCGCCCGCATCGCGGCTGGCTCTGGCGAGAAGATGCGCAAACCCGGCGCTGCTGGTGCGCCCACGGCCAAGGACTTCAAAGAGTCGGCCAAGACTGCCAAACCTGTCAAAAAGGCCAAGTAATGCCACTCGTCAAGTCACCCTCAAAAGAGGCATTTCGCAAGAATGTCAAGGCCGAAGTGTCTGCGGGTAAACCCGTAAAGCAGGCCGTTGCGATTGCCTATTCCGTCAAGCGTGAAGCTGCCAAAAAACCAACAATGAAGACCAAAAAATGAGCCTCCAAGCCCTGCAAGACTGCCTGATCGTCCGTCCCGACATGGAAAAACATGAGCTTTTCATCATGTTGCGTGAGAAACAAACTGGCACAGGTGTGGTAATCTCCGCTGGACCTGACGCCAAGGACGTGAAAGTCGGCGACAAGGTGCTATTTGGTGATTCCATCGGTCAAGACCTAAAATACGAGGGTGACAACCTTCTGGTCATGAGGGAATCACACACCCTCGGAGTATTTGACGCATGAAAGACACCACCGGAATCGTAGCCGCAGCAAATGTGGCAAAAAACGGACCGTACCCGTCAAAAGGCGGTTCCGAGGAAATTTTGGCCGTTGCGCGTTCACGCATGACAATGGCTATGTCAGCGTTTTCTCAGACTCGAGAAGACGAACTCGACGATCTGCGGTTCTACGCAGGCTCCCCAGACAACCAGTGGCAGTGGCCTGCTGACGTGCTCCAGACTCGTGGTGCCGTGCAGGGTCAAACGATCAACGCCCGCCCGTGTCTCACCATCAACAAGCTGCCGCAGCACGTTCATCAAGTGACGAACGAGCAGCGCATGAACCGTCCCGGCATCAAAGTGATCCCGGCTGACGACAAGGCCGATGTTGACGTGGCAGACGTGTTCAACGGCGTGATTCGTCACATCGAGTACATCTCCGATGCTGACGTGGCCTACGACACCGCCTGCGAGAACCAAGTGTCCTACGGCGAAGGCTACATCCGTCTGCTGACCGAGTACTGCGACGAGGACACGTTCGATCAGGACATCAAGATCGGGCGCATCCGCAACAGCTTCAGCGTCTACATGGACCCCATGATCCAAGACCCCACGGGCGCAGACGCCCGCTGGTGCTTCGTCACGGAAGACCTGACCAAAGCTGAGTACGAGCGTCTGTACCCCGATGCCGCGCCTATCAGCACCCTCATGAGCCTTGGCGTGGGCGATCAGTCCATCGCCCAGTGGATTGGTGAGAACACCATCCGCATCGCTGAGTACTTCTACATCGAGTACGAAAAGCACACGCTCAACCTGTACCCCGGCAACCAGACTGCGTTCACGGGTACGCCCGAGGATAAGATGCTGCGCGAGATGTTCGGCAAGCCGATCCGCACCCGCGAAGCTGACCGCAAAAAGGTCAAGTGGTGCAAGATCAACGGCTACGACATCCTCGAAGAACGCGAGTGGGCTGGTGCCTACATCCCCGTGGTGCGCGTGGTCGGCAACGAGTTTGAGGTTGACGGCCAGATGTACGTGTCGGGCTTGGTGCGCAACGCCAAGGATGCCCAGCGCATGTACAACTACTGGGTGTCACAGGAAGCTGAGATGCTGGCGCTGGCCCCCAAAGCCCCGTTCATCGGGTACGGCGGTCAGTTTGAAGGCTACGAGCAGCAGTGGAAGACTGCCAACACGAACAACTGGCCCTATCTGGAGGTCAATCCAGACGTTACAGACGGCCAAGGCGCTGTGTTGCCACTACCCCAGCGGGCACAGCCTCCAATGGCCTCCAGCGGCCTGCTGCAAGCCAAGGCGGGCGCTGCCGAGGACATCAAGTCGGCCACCGGCCAGTACAACGCATCGCTGGGCATGACCAGCAACGAGCGTAGCGGTAAAGCGATCCTTGCCCGCCAGCGCGAAGGCGACATCGGCACATACCACTACGTTGACAACTTGGCCCGTGCGATCCGTCACATTGGCCGTCAACTCGTGGACCTGATTCCCAAGATTTACGACACCGAGCGCATTGCCCGCATCATTGGCGAAGATGGTGAGCCATCGACCGTCAAGATGAACCCGATGCAGGAAGAACCCGTCAAGCGGATCGTGGACCAAGAGGGTGTGCTGATCGAGAAAATCTACAACCCGGCTGTCGGCAAGTACGATGTGCGCGTGATCACCGGCCCCGGCTACGCCACCAAACGTCAAGAGGCTTTGGAAAGCATGGCTCAGTTGCTGCAAGGCAACCCACAGTTGTGGCAAGTTGCTGGCGACCTGTTTGTCAAGAACATGGACTGGCCCGGTGCCCAAGACCTCGCCAAGCGGTTCAAGAAAACCATCGACCCCAAAGTGCTGGCCGACGAAGACGATCCAGCCTTGGCCGCTGCCAACCAGCAGATGGAGGCAATGGCCGCTGAGATGGAAAATATGTTCCAGATGTTGCAAAACGTCAACCAGAGCATGGAAGCCCGCGAGATGCAGATCAAGCAGTTTGAGGCTGACATCAAGGCCTATCAAGCCGAAACACAGCGCATCAGCACCGTGCAGGCCGGTATGTCGCCCGAGCAGATTCAGGACATTGTGATGGGCACAATTGCCGCAGCGATGGACACTGGCGATCTGGTCGGCGGTGCCCCGCAGATGCCTGAAATGCAGCCTCAAATGGCCCCCGAACAAGGTCAAATGCCACCTGAAGGGATGATGTAATGAGTTGCGCTGATTTCATGGGTGAGTTGTTCTTGGCGCGGGATGTGGCCCATTCCGTCCACCTCAACACCCGTTCATACTCAAAACACAAGGCGCTGCGGCACTTCTACGAGGATGTGTTGGACGCCGCCGACAAGTTTGCCGAGGCATACCAAGGCCGTCATGGTTTAATTGGTCCTATCTCGCTCAAGTCAGCCCGCAAGGACGGTGCAATTTTGCCGTTTTTGGAGGACTCGCTGGCCTACATCGAGGAAAACCGATACAAGGTTTGCGGCAAGACCGACACGACATTGCAAAACATCATTGACGAGATCATTGCTGTCTACCTGTCGGCGCTCTATAAACTGAGGTTTTTGGCATGACAACACCCACCGCATCACTCAGTTACTTTGGCCGCACCGAACCGTTTGACCTTCAGGTGTCTCGCGGTCTGATCGGTGGGCACTCCGCGGTGACCGTGTTTGGCTACAACCCCGATGTGGACACCACTGAGGAGTCGATCTGGCCTGATGGCGGCACAATCCCGCACCCCACAGTGGCCTCGGTGCTCAGTATCGTGTCCACAAACGCTGCCGATGACTCCGCTGGCACAGGCGCACGCACTGTGTACATCGAGGGTGTGAATGACAACTACGAGATCGTTTACGAAACGGTGACTCTGGACGGCACGACCCCGGTATCTACCGTGCGCACGTATCTGTACGTCAACCAGTTTTACGTGGCAACAGTTGGGTCTGGTGGCGCAAACGCAGGCGAGATCACCGCCAAGGTCAGCACAACCCTGTACGACCTGATTGCCGCTGGCTACAACCAGCGCACAACCGGTCACTACTGCGTCCCGGCTGGCTATACCGGCTACATGACCGAGGGTGTCATCACCACAGGTCAAGCGTCTGGGTCTACCTCAGTCACAGCGTTCTTGAAGCAACACGGTCCTGATGGTATCCTTCGCGTAGGTGCAGTTTCGACGTTGAACAACGGCTCTGTGCAGTACGACTTTTCCCCTCCGTACCGCATCCCCGAAAAAAATTGTATTGGTGCGTCAGTCATTGGCTCTGCCAGCAACAACTCGGCCAGTTCGTTTTTCAACATCATCCTCATTCAAAATTCACCGGGCTATTGAGTACAATACCCACAAGGAGCCATCATGGAACTTCTCAACCCTCTCGCCAAAGCCAATTTTCCGGCTCAAACTGCTGCTTTCACGGGCACAGCGGCCAACACTTCTGGCTGGCCTGCTGGTCCCGAAGGCGTCATGGTCTGGTCCACAGAACCCTGCTACGTTGAAGTGGGTGAAGGCGCTGTGGCAACGACTGCCAGCACCCCGATCCCCGCATTCACACCCATCCCGTTCAAAATCCCCACCGGCACATCTGGCCTGTGGCGAGTGAGCGCCATCCAGATTTCCTCTGGTGGCACGGTGTACTGCAAACCGATGAACACAAAATGAGCTTCCTTGCTGTTCGCAACGCTGTTGGCATTGGGCTGGGTGGCATCATCACGCTGTTTGGCGGGCGCGGCAGCGAACAAGCCCAGAGCAATCTTCTTACCGAGTCCGGCGCAAACCTCGTACAAGAGGACGGCGGCTTGATCTTGTTGGAGTAACACATGCCCGCTGTCAGTTTATCCCCTATTGCTGGCGCTGGTTGGCAGTTTTTTGACAACAATGGCAACCCGTTGTCGGGTGGCAAATTGTTCACTTACGCTGCTGGTACGACCACCAATCAAGCAACTTACACATCGTCTTCTGGCAACACCGCCCACACAAATCCAATTATTTTGGATTCTGCGGGGCGCGTGTCAGGAAGCAGTGAGGTGTGGTTGACAAACGGGCAACGCTATAAGTTTTTGCTCAAGACCAGCGCGGATGTGCAGCTTTGGAGCGCCGACAATGTGTCGGGTATCAACGATTTCAGTAGTTTGGCACCCATTGTGTACAACGCCACAGGCACTGGGTCCAATGTGACATTTACGCTGGCAAGCGCGCCTGCGAGTGAGAACACAACTCAGGTGTACATCAACGGCGTGTATCAGCAAAAAAACACGTATTCGTTGGTGGGCGTGACATTGACGTTTTCTGAAGCACCTCCCTTTACTTCAACCATTGAAGTAGTGTATTACTGATTGGACACATCATGGCAGACACCAAAATCTCAGCACTCCCTGCATCAACGACTCCGCTTG